ATGAAAACTACAGGCTTTTATTATGATGAAACTTGCTTCTGGCATGTTGCTGGATCCTACGTCGGCCCCCTTCCTATTGGAGGCTGGGTACAACCACCGTCTGGCTCCAGCCATGCTGAGTCTCCCGAGACAAAACGACGCTTAAAAAACCTAATGGACCGCTCGGGTTTGACCCAAAAACTTAACGTAAATGGCGCCTCTCCTTCTGATCATGAAGATTTACGACGTATTCACCCAGGAAGCTATCTTAAAAAATTCAAAGAGTTAAGTGATCTCAACGGTGGAGAACTCGGTCCCAATGCGAGCATTGGCAACGGCAGCTTTGAAATTGCCTGTTTATCAGCTGGATTAGTAAGCCAAGCAGTAGAAGACGTTATGTTAAGGAAAATGACCAATGCGTACGCGCTATGTAGACCACCAGGCCACCATTGCTTACCTAACGAAGCAATGGGGTTCTGTTTTCTAGCAAACATCCCTATTGCCATTGAAAAAGCGAAAGCGAAACACAACCTAGGGCGCGTTGCGGTTGTCGACTGGGATGTACACCATGGTAATGGTACTCAGCATATATACCTAGAACGTGATGATGTGCTCAGCATTTCTCTTCATCAAGAAAATTGCTTTCCGCCTGGTTATTCCGGCGCGAACGACCGAGGAGTAGGAAAAGGCGAAGGGTATAATATTAACATCCCGTTACTCCCCGGCAGCGGTCACGATGCCTATATCTATGCTTTCGAACAAATTGTACTACCAGCATTAGAAGCATATAAGCCAGACTTAATCATCGTTGCTTGTGGTTATGATGCCAACGCCGTTGACCCTCTGGCGAGAATGCAAGCTCACAGCAATACCTTCCGCGCAATGACAACAATGCTCAAAAAAGCAGCCGAGCAACTCTGTGAAGGTCGATTAGTATTGGCCCATGAAGGAGGCTATGCCGAAAGCTATGTGCCCTTTTGTGGTCTAGCAACCATGGAAGCATTATCGGGACACACAACAGACGTTGAAGACCCGCTGTTAGAATTCATTAGCTTACAGCAACCGAGTGCCGACTTTGTTGAATACCAAAAACAAACCATCGACCAACTAAAGAAAACCGTTTTATAGCGTCTAAAATGGCATTCTAAATTGTGAGTTAGTCCATTAATTGTGAGTTAGTCCATTAATTGTGAGTTAGTCCATTAATTGTGAGTTAGTCCATTAATTGTGAGTTAGTCCATTAATTGTGAGTTAGTCCATTAATTGTGAGTTAGTCCATTAATTGTGAGTTAGTCCATTAATTGTGAGTTAGTCCATTAATTGTGAGTTAGTCCATTCTGTCATGTACTGGTGTTTATGTCAGTGTTTTCCGTGATAATTGGCATCACAAAAAAGCGGCTTATCTATGGTTAAGATAGGCCGATTTTTTATTTTGATTTGCTCGATACTCTAGGCAAAACGCTTAATGAATAATTCCAAATCGATCTAATACTGCTTGGTCGATTTTCTCATCATACTGATAGTCAGGCTCAATATATCCGTCATCACCAGATTTTAGCGTTTTATCATACTCTTCTGGATAATCAGCTTTATCTATTCTTACCTTAACCGTAGCCATTTTGATAATCTGCTCTCGTGAAATTGGTGACATCGCTAAATCATCAGAGGTATTTAATATTTTTGCTGAACCTTTCATATTTCCTCCTATAGTTGCTCAAAATGACCGCTGACGCCGCGGGCCGCGATATTGTAGCCCGAGTTCGACGGCTCAGTGCCCCAGTACGACGCGCGCGGCCCCGGCTCGGAGCCGTCCCAGTCCGAGCCAACAATGGCGGCACCGACACCTTGCAAGCCAGCTTTGTAGAGCTGTCCCTCGCCGTCCATTCCGTCCGGCGTCCAGCCGTACCCGTTTGACCCATCACCACGATCCCATCGCTCTAGCGCCCATTGCCACATCACGCCCGTCGCACCAACGATGCCGAATTTGCTCGTCGTCGGGGCGTGGTACTGGATCGTAATGGGATCTGATCCCACTTTAGCGCCCGTTACTGTTCCGAATGCCAGCTGTTCGTGTTCGTGTGTTGTCACTAAACGCTTGCCGTACGCTGCGAGCACGCGCGACGCTATGTACTGACTAAAATCAGAGTATTGCACTACGCCGTCACCACCCCAATATTGCGGCTTCTTCAGCGGACTAGCGCCGTCCGCAATCTTCGCCCCGAACGCTGACGTGCCGAGCAAATCTGGTGTGGTGTTGAGCATGTAAATATCGACCCAGCCGACACCCGGAACGCGAGCCATACCGCGCGGATCGTTTGCGCCAGTTAGCCAATTTCTAGCGTCGGGATAGTATTTAAGATCATAAACAGAAAACTCGTTTATCTCGCCGTTTTGATAGTGAAAACCACCTACGCGGCGCGATGTCAGTGCCGTGTAGCCTTCTGGCACGGTAAAATTAGGAGACACAACTAAACCATCGGGTGTCGCGTAGATTGCATAATCTGTGCCGATTGACATAGAGCCCGGCAACACCAACTCCACGCCTTCTCTGTACTCGTAAGCCACGCCATTTACTGCAACAGTCAGGTCTGCTGCGTTTTTCAACGTCTCAGAATCAAGCTGGAATGCAGGCTGGGAGGCAATATTTTTTTCGAATAATGTTTTAGAACCGTGCATTCTAGCAATCGGTACAGTTCCTGCGTTTAGATGGCTTGCATTACGGTAAAATTCCAACGCTTGTGTTAACTGATCTTTCACGTTAGCTTCTGGGGTTACGCCCGCAAACTTGATGACATTAATCAACTCATCATAAACTGCGTTCATATGGTCTGCTGAGGCGATGCTGGCGGGGATGGCATTAAGTGGGTCACCATCGGTAAATTTGCCGTTATAAAGGTCATTACTATCTGGGTAGTTCATTGACTGTCTCCTATTTTTGGTCATTACTCTAATAAGCGAGTCAGGCGACTATCCAGTTTGATGCAAGTGCAGTCTGGAAAAATGCCGTCTGGTGCAAGGTATCGCTTATTGAGAGAAGAAAAAGAAAAGAGGTAGACTTGGTTTGAACAAAGCCCGCCGCTTTTCTTGGTGTTTATAATGCGGGGAAAGTGCGATGGGTGCTGTCTGTTAGGGTTCAGTGTTAGCTTTTCGAAACATAAATCACAGACATTAAAAAACCCAGCAGAGATGCTATCTCTGCTGGGCTTAAAAGAGCTACTGATATTTATAGTCGAGTTTTGCCGTAATAAGCTATATTTCGAGGACGAGTTTCATCACCGCCAGACTTTTGGATATTCCAACTAGTTGTGTCCCTATATCCATAATTTGCATTCGCAAAATCCGTACCAGCTAATGCATCACTGTTGCCATCATTAACTACAAAGGCTCCAGATGGGTTTGTAACATAGAAAGCGCTGACGCTATGAGTGTGTTCACCATAGCCATCCTCCTGATAGCTACCAAACACACGCCCAGCATCCACACCTCTTCCACCATCAAACATTCTAATAAATTCACCGCCGACAATCGGTAAAGTGAAGGTGGTGCTGCCATCCCCTGTACCGTAGTAACCCGCGTAGGTTTGAGGGCCGGCATCTTTTTGGGCTTGATCAATTAGGTTGGAGATGGTCTGTACTTTAGCCCAATAGATGGGGTGCTCTGTTCGGCTCAGTGTTGAGCCATCGAGCACGATTTCCCCAGGAGCCGTATGGTTGGTGGTGTCGACGATGAGTTTGCCGATATCATTTACATCGTTGCCCGTTTTTGGATTAATCTGTTCGGTGAGCCAAAAGTGGCCTTCGAGGTAGGTGACGGTCACCAATGCGCCTTGTAATAGCTGATTCGCGCCCACTACATTGGACAGGGCAATAGGGGCCAGTCCATCGATAGTCAGGGTGACGTTACTCTGTGAATTTGAAGCATTTACTCGAAAGTAAATTTTGTCGTAGTCTTTTAGCGCTTGGACGGTTTGCTTACCGGCAGGTGAAGTCAATTGGATGTCATTAGCATTGCCACGAGTGGTCATAACGGACGTGCCACGTATTTGATTTTTCACCGATAAAGCAAGCTGGGATAAGGCGCCGACATTTTCGACCACATCCCCTTCTCGAATTAGATTAATCAGCTCGTCGTATACCGCGTTCATTTGTTCGGCGGAATCTTGGCTAGCAGGAAGGCCTGTTAGTGGGTCGCCATCAGTAAATTTGCCTTGGTAAAGATCATTGCTATCTGGGTAGTTCATCGACTGTCTCCTTTGAATGTATTCGTTACCTATCCTTTTAGGAAGATAGGTTTGCAAAAAAGAGAGTGAAGCACTGTGTTTTATCCAACAGGGCAACACTCTCTTGCGAGGAATAATGATTCATAGAAGGGAAAAGTCCCCTCTGTTAGAGATCAGTGACAGAGCGACTTCTCAGTTTTAATTAGTCGCTTTTATTTTCCACTCCTATTTTCCAGTGAAAGCCGCTGGCTGTTTGCCCCAATCAATCTCTTGTGGGAAGCCTGCTTGTTCTGGCACATTTCGTAAGACGACACGATAGTCTCGCCATGCTTTGGCGTCTTTGCCCGCGTCTTCCAATCGGTTAATTTCACGGGTCACCTGATCCACCAAAGCATCGCGTTTGGCACGGGCCTGAGCCGCTAATTCTTCTGTGCTAGGAGGAATCACAGGCGCTTCTAACAGCGCCTCTTTTGGTACCTCTACACCCAATTCAGAAATGGTGTGCTTAGTGCCATCGGCATCCCAATATTCCTTACCGATATGATCGACAACGTATTGCCATTTACCGTCTTTAAAATAGCGTTGAAAGCCCGCTTTTTCATCAAGCACGGGAGATTGAGTACCGTAAGCGGGAATCAACTCTTTTCCCGTTACAGAATCAATGACCGCTTCTAGCTGCCCAACAAAAACGGGGTAGGTCTCGCCTTGTTTAAAGGTATATAATTGCATTTTGATCTCTCCTTATAATCGTGTTTTGCCATAGAAGGCTATGGAGCGTGGGCGGGTTTCTGAACGGTAAATTAACATAGGCTCATTGTTTCCCCCTACTATTCCAAGGTTACCAGAACTAGCAGAGTGACTTTCCACAACCTCGTTCTCACCTAAAGTAGCGCCGCCTATAAGAGAATCAGACCAAGCAGCTCCTCCCCATCCATTAACCCTACCAGGGATTTGAATAGTCGTTGCTTTCTGGAATGCCCCAAACACTCGTCCTGCATCCACCCCTCGACCATCGTCGAACATACGAATAAATTCACCACCGACAATCGGTAAGGTGAAGGTGGTGCTGCCATCGCCCGTACCGTAGTAGCCTGCGTAGGTTTTCTGGTCGGCGTTTTTCTTACCTTGATCGACTAAGTTCGATGTGGCCTGCACTTTCGCCCATAAAATGGAATGCTCTTCTCGGCTTATCGTCGCCCCATTTAATCGAATCTCTCCAACTTCTGGCACATCAGTCGTATCAACGATTAGCTTTCCAATATCTTTTACATCATTGCCCGTTTTCGGATTGACTTGACGAACCAGCCAAAACTTGCCTTCTAAGAATCTGACAGTGGCTAAAGCGCCTTTAATTAACTGATTCGCATTTACCACATTGGCAATGGAAACTGGTCCAATCCCATCTATGGCTAAAGACACAGCTCCAGTTGTGTTTGTTAAAGGCACATAAAATTGAAATTCATCATCTCCTTTAAAGAGCTTAACCTTCTTTTCCCCAAGTTGACTCGTTAAAACAATCGCATTTTCGCTTCCTGAAGCAACTTTTATATGGGAGCGTTGATGGTATGGAGTAATCGCCACCCACTCGCCATAAGAGTCAGCATTAGAACAGCAACAAAACATTTCGCTTTCAGTAGACGTAAACATCATGACGGCTCTTTTTTCCCCGAAAAACTCACAACGATCTACCATCAATGTGCCATAAAGCTCACTTCCTCCCCAGGTATCAACAGGAGGTCTATTGGGATTTGGAGAAGATGAAGCATTTTGAACTTTGTAAAGCCCAGGCTTTCTATCCACAAAAAAATCTTCTGTTGTTATTTCTCCCCGAATACCTGAAACGGTATTACCAAGGCCATCCCCCTGAACATTCTTTGCAACAAATTGCTTCAGAACCTTCGAAAGCTGTGTATTATCATTCACATCCGGCGTCAACCCTCCCGCCTGAATGGCGGCGCGAATTTCGTCATACACCGCATTCATTTGTTCAGCGCTGTCCCGACTGGCGAGAATATTGTGAGCCGGATCACCGTCGGTAAATCTTCCGTTTGGAAGGTCATCTCTTTTTGGATAGTCCATAATTATTTCTCTTCGATATATTTGAAAATAATGTGTGTATGGGCCTGTTTTAGGCGGTTGAACACACATTCGAGTCGTTGGTTGCTCCAGGTGCGATATCTATCCCCCCATGGATCGCCATAGTGCCGTGTTTTTGGGCTGTATTGCGCCGCGTTAATTTGCCAAGTAAAGGCCCAATCTTCCCCCCCATACAAACTGCCGTAAGGCTGGCCGTAGCGAGCCGTTTGGTATTCGGTAATGGTGATCTGATACCCCATGATGGCAGCGATCTCGATCAGAAACTCTCGGCTCTGGCTGCCCTTCATACGATAGCTTTGCAGCAAAGCCGCCAACCGCTCCTGATAGGAGGGATCCACCCCGCTGCAAGGATCGGGTAAACCATACTCCGCCTCCCATTGAGCAAAGGTTTCATAGGCTTGGCTGGGGTGGGATTCTTTTAAGACATCCAACGCCCGCTGATCCACTCGTGCTAATTCTTCGCTAATGCCCGCCATCAGCTTACCTAACTGAGAATCTGGCACCTTGGCCCAGGCGTTCCCCCTGGGCAAGAGCGCAAGTAAAGCATGCTGGTATTCGCTGACTGGCTCGCTGAGCACTGGCTTGGCTAAGGATTGATTCGTCGCCGTTGTTTGATTCGTTAGCCTGCTGCCCATGAGATCTCTCCTAATACCAGAAACTCACCCGTGCCACAGGTGACATCTTGGGTTAAGTCAATCACGTGGTTGTCTTCCCCTGAGGCCAGGGAAATGGCTTCCCGTATTTGGCTCAAAAACAAGGTACCACCAGGCTCGGCTTTACGACGAAGCAAGTCCTTTAACTCAGCGATAATGGCGGCTCGCACAGCAGCGGTGTTCGGCGCAACCGTGGTAAAACGAATGTCCAAAGGCTTCGCGATCACTGGCAAGACATAAAACTGTTTCATGCTGACGGGGCGCTTTTCATCGATATACGCCTTCACCGCAGCAAGATGTGCCTCACTGGCCACGGGCGACGGTAAATCCTCCGTGACAAAGCGAACCGTCACTGTCCCCAGTCCCGATTCATGGGGATAACACCAGGCCCGTGTCACATCGTTATGGGCCGCTAAGGTCCAGGTGATGTAATCCGATTTATTGCCGCCCATACTGGGGTTTTTACGACGTTCGGCTAGGCGCTTGCGCACTCGATCGATGGCCTCCATATCGCTACCGCCCGTAAGGCTGATGACGGTGGCTTCTACGTCGATATCCAACTGAGTACTGACAAAGCGCAATGCACTGCCTGCCGGTAAGTTGCCCGCACTGCCCGCGTTGACCGCCGTCAAGGCAAGTATCGCTTGACCATCGGCAATGGTGGCCGCTTGGGTGACGCGATAGGTCGCCTCGTCGTCGGTTTGCAATAAGGTGTCCACCAGCACGGTGGCGCCGTTATTCCCGGTGATCGTCGCCGTGCCCGACGCGCGGGAGGCATGGGTTCGATAGATCCCCATCTCAGCGGCGCGGCGCAGTAAGTTGTCATCGTCGCAAGTATCATCAAATAATTGGTCGACGTTGTATTGCAGGTGCCCATGCAAACCATGGGCTGCCCCGGCCACCGCCTGTGCCAATGGGTAATACACATCCCCTCGGCGAGTGGCTTTTTGGCCACTGTGTCGCTCTATGTCAGCGGCGACACGGGCTTGAATTGTTGTTCGTGTTGGGCGTGAAAAAGCCATCTTTTACTCTCCATTTGTTATGTCGTGTGCTCTAAAAACCGACACCCACTCGCCATTGTTTAGTTGGCAATCCAAGCGAAAATTCACTCGATTCGGATCCCCAACCCCTTGTTGTGTTGCCCTATCCCGCTCCACCTTGATATTGATCGCCTGCAAGTGCCCTTCGTCGATCAGCCACTGCACCGCTTGGGTGAGGTAATCGTGCATGGCGTTGAGCGTTTCTTGGGTAATCTTGCTACGGCTCAACAACCACAACTTGCTGCCCAAGCTTTGCTTATCGGGCAAATCCATATCGCCCCAGTAGCCGCGTTTGTCTTGGCTGCCATCGGGCAAGAGATCATCGTCACTGGCTCGCGCATCGGTAAAGAGCGAGATAGAAATCGCATTGTCCAGCCAAGTCAGCGCGTCATCGGTGGCGGGGACGATGTCTAAACCGCCCAAGGCATTGCTGTACGCTAAAGAAATCATCATTGCGGACCTCCTGTGTTGCTGCCGTTATTACCATTACTGTGAACATGACCCGTTAAGCTAATGCCGTTGGCGACCACCTCTTTCACCTGCATAGTGCCGTCTTCTCCCATGCTTCCTGAGCCAGCGGCGTTGACAAAGCTGGCCCCTTGCACCACGCTCGCAGCGGTGATTTTGTCTTGCGAGGTAATGTGCCCTTGCACCTCAATCGTCTCTGCCACGGTCAACTTGCCTGTCATATGGGTGTGGGGCGTCACCAGTTCCACTTTAGTAGCCGCTTCCACGCTGATGGTGCGGTCTTTTTTCAGATGCACCTTGTCTCCATGGTGGTTGTAAATCGCCGCTTCCCCTTCATCGATCACCAAGCGATAACGCTGGTCTCCCGCCATAATGGCGACGCTGTTGGAGCCATTGCCATTAAAGGCCAACACCACGGCTTCCGCATTCGGCAAAGGATGCGAGGTAAAACCAAAGGGCTCCACATGCTCCACGTTGTCTAGGGGCATACCGCCCTCTTGCTGGACTTGAAAGTAGCGAATCTTATTGGCGTATCGCACTCGACGAATCAAGGCACGCCCCGCCAAACGGCGGATTTTCCGTACTAAACTGTTTACCATATCCATACTTACTTCCCCTTAACGGGCTTAAGATCAAACGCCCCTTTTGGCAACAGATGAATCTCCGTCGTCGAGCCGCCTTCGTTGAGCATCAAACGGGTTTCCGTGATCAACAGCTCCCCATCCCAGCCCATCCAAGGGTCTTGTACCGAGACCAAGGCATTGGGTGCCCAAAGCGTGCCATTCGGCGTTTGTCGCCAGCCTTGCACGGTATAAGTCATGGTTTTGGCGCGGCTTTCATTCACATTTTTCTGCCACTTAGCCCGTGTTTCACAGGCAGCCACATCCGCAGGTCCATCGGCGCTCAAAGCAAACGGACGATAGCGCCCCGCTGCCGTTACCTTGGCCTGATTCTGGGTAATGGCTTTGGCATCCTGATTCGTCGATGGGGTTTTCATCTGTTGCCCTGTCACCGTGTATTCGCTGAACACCCCACGGGCACTGAAGTGGCCAGAAGCACTTTGGATGTTTTCTCCAAGTACCAAGGCCACCTCGGCCAGATCGGCTCCCGCCCGGGTAATCTGCAAATTCCCTGACCAATCCGATACCAAGAGCACCGCTTTCAAACGCGCTAACCCTTCGAGAAACTCCCAAATGGATTGCCCAAGATCCAACATTTGATCACTCTTAAATACGTCGTTGGCGGCGTCTTTGGCACTGTCTGCCACGCTGACCTCAATCCCAAAGGGCGCACATAATTGACGAGCAATGCCCACCAGAGTTTGTCCGACCTGAAATTGCTTACCCACGGTGGTGCAATCGATCAAGTCGCCGATTTTGCTGCGCCCCGTCACGTTCAGTTGATGGCTCTTACTGGAGTAGGAGACGTTCACATCGTCGATATAACCAGCAATGATGGGCTCATCGTTGACGTACACGGTGACGCTCATACCGGGTTGCACGGCACGGGCTGACGCGCTGTGGCCGCCTAGGCCCGTGGCCTCTAAGCTGTCCGTCAGGGACAATTCAAACGAATGGGCTCCCCGCTCCATGGAGCGAGCAATGGTGGCTTGCGTCCAAAAGCGATGAACCTTGTTATCAATGCTCACCAACAATCGATCAGTGGCACCCTCCTTGGCACCAAACACATGCTGTAATTCGTTCATTTCAGCACCTCCAGCTCCACACCAGCGGGCACGCTACAAGGGTTGGGTAATCCATTACGGCGGATAAACTCCAACTCACGACGGGCATCCCCATAGAGGTTGTAAGCCATCACCAACGCAGGGACGGATTGCTCTAATTGCGTTGTCGCTTCCGTCGCTAAGTTGGGCTCCAGCTCATCAATGCGTTTCATAATGGCAGTTTGCACATCCGCCCACGCCTCGTAGGCTTGATCCGTGCCCACTTCGATCAAATCGTCGATTTGCGCCAACACCAGATCCCGCGTTTTACGCGCCTCATTTAAGGTGGTAAACAAGCCCGTTTGCGTGACCATGGCCTGGGCCATGGACAAGGTCGCGTTGGCCGTAAACAGGGTATTCAACGCCGCTTTGTTCAAGGCTTCCTGTTGCCGATTAAAGGTCATGGTCACGGTATTCACTTGCTTGGTCAGATCCGTCGCGAAGGTGTCTAAGGTCTCTTGATAGCCAGACAACACGGCTTTCATGTCGTCCATGTCGTCAAACACCGTGCTCACGACTTCGTTCACCCCTTTGGCCAGTGCTTCTGGGTTCGTCAGATCGTCGTCCAGCTTGCCAACAAAATCGTCGATCTTGTCCGCTACCTTGCTCCCTACCTGTGATAACGGCGTCAGTAATCCCATCATTTGGCCGTTTAAATGACTCAGTAAGGTGGCGCCTTGCTGCAGTAAATCCCGCGCCGCGTCTTCCACAAAAGACGCGTTTTTATCGACACTAAATGTCTTAGCAAAATCCGCTTGTACCGTTTGCGACGCCTGGTCAATCGCCTTGGCTAACACACTGGCGCTGCTGATTGATACAGGGAAGGACAAAGCTCCAGCCCGCACATATTGCACGGTGAATTGGCAATATCCGCCCCGTTGCGTACGGATGGTCCAGTCGTAATCCGTTACCTGAATCATCAAGGTGCCAAGATAGGGGTGCACCAACTTACCCGCCCCAGGCTTATTCAAGGCTTGCATCAATTGATTACGCGCCAGGTCGTAATCCTGCCCAGCAACAAAGAGAGTCAAACGTTCAGACTCGGCTTTTTTGCCTAAATCTTCCGCAAAATACACGTCCTGTTGCGGGTACTCATGTACCGCCACCCGTCTACCGGCTTGGCCACTGGCCTGCTCGGTAAAAAAGCGCACGCCACGAAAGGTGCCTTGCTGTAATCGATCTCGCCACGTCATGGATGGCCTCCCATTGAACTTCCTGCGATGGACAAGTTCAGGTTATGGGCCGTCACCGACGACACCGTTACACGCTTGTCTTCCACGCTGATTTTGATTTCTCCGTGCACTTTATCTAGCGCGGCGTCTGCCGCCCCCTGTGCGTTGGGCTTACTTGCTTTGCTAGGCGCCTTCTCCTCATCGTCACCGGTGAACCAGCTGGTTAAACGGCTGCCTAAGGATTCCCCAACGGCACCGCCGCCCATGGAGCCCAAAACGCCACCGATCAGACCCCCCACCGCCGTGCCAATCACTGGCACCACCGAGCCAATGGCGGCCCCTGCCGCTGCTCCGCCCCAAGTACCTAAGCCAGACCCGACGACCGAGCCCACCACGCCACCGGATTGCTTGACCTTCTCCTTCACGCTGGCATCGCCATTCCACACTTCCGCCAGCTCAGCGGAACCAGCCAGGGCGTTGACAACACCATTGCCCTTAATGCCCTTTATCCATTTCGATGGCTGAAAACGCTTAGCAGGCACCGCAGGCTTGTCAAAATCCGCATCCACTTTTTCCACTAAATGCGGCAACAAACTCTGTGGTTTACCATGGGCTTTTGAGCCGCTGTTCTCGTTCCGGCCAGCGATATCACTCAAGTCCAACAGGGACTCGCCTTTTGTGCCGCCATTACGAAACTCTTTAATACCCTTGCCTAGATCCAACAGATCCTTGCCGATATCGACGGCGCTTTTGACCTTGTCTAGCCATGAAGGCTCGCTGGTGTTATTGGTTTGATCGCGCTGTACTGCGAACACCCCAGATTTCGGCATGTTGACCACAAAGACGCGCTGCACATTCGCCGCTGGCGTCGCCCCTTTGTTATTCGCCCCACCAGCAAGCCTATGTTCTGTTAACGCTGTTTCTGCGTTCGTTGCCAAGACGTCTTTGGATAAAGGGGAGGTGGAGACAGTCGGTTTCTGCGCCTCTTTACCTTTATCCAAAGCCTTGCCTGATACCGTGTCGACCACCGTTTGCACGGAGGTCACCACGTCTTTGCCTTCTTTGTATGCGTTGCTAACGCTTTTAAATACGCCGCTCCAGTATTCACTACTGGTTTTCGACTTGTTGCTGGTAATGGCTTGCCATGCCGATACCGATGCCGAAGAAAACTCGTTGACTTCACCTGCGGCGTTAGACACCCCATCGATCACCGTCGACGTTGTATCCACGGCGTGGGAAAGCTCATTCACGAGGCTTTCGGCTTGTTCCAGTACCTTATCTAGCGGGGAGTTTTCTGCCTTATCGCTCGCGTCCTGCCCTGTTTTGTCGTCTTGCTTTTTGGGCTCGCCCAGTTGCGCTTGTAAACGCTCAATAAAAGCCGATGCCTGCCCTAACGAGCTGCTAAAGGCACCCATTACCTGCTTGCCTCGCTGGCCCATTGCTGACACCGCATCCGCATATTGCTGAGTACGCTGTACAAAGTTCTCCGCTGTCCCCATCGCAAGAGATGCCTTTAGATCGCTCATAAATACCTACTTAATCCCTTTGAGATTGCTAGACAGGCGCACTAGCTGACGCTCTGTCATGGAAAGAAAATCGCTACGAGTCCAAGGGAGTCGAGTTGAGAAAAGCACTAAAGCTCGCTCAATCGTCTGAGCCCGTAGCGACATCTCGCCCCCGTTCAACCATCGCCTTAGCGGTCGCCATGTCCATCGCCGTCACGCCCTTTTGCAGTAAGTCCAAATCAATATCCGACAACAGCTTGAACTGCTCAACTTCTAGTGGCCCTTGGATCTCCCCAAGGGAGGCCACTTGGCGACGCAGTGTGTTGACGCCCATTAAGGCATTGGACAGCAATAAAGTGGGCTCAAATTTGCCTTCCCCATTGGGGGCCATTATCACTCGCTCGGATTCCTCCATGGCGGCGATGATGTCCCCCGCCGATAACGGCCGCAAAGTGGCCTTAAGATGCTGTTTTTCTCCGACCATAAGGCCTTTTTCTAACGTGACTTGATGCATGATGATTTCCTCTAATCGATGGTCTCACGGGGCGCTTATGCCTAAGCGCCCACCTTGCTATGTGTTGCTCTGCGCCCATGGCGACGAATCGGGATTACTTCACCAAATCCGCGCTGATGCCTTGCATTTTGCAGCTGTATTCGCCGCCGGATAACGCCGGTGGCTCGGTCATCCAAGCACTGTTGATGACCCACACTTTGTTGTTGTCGTCTTGTACGGTGACATTCACGTCCACCAAATTACGCAACAGGTTTTGATCGATATCGCTGGTGTTGACGATTTTGAACTCACACGATGGGGCCACTGGCTCCTCGGTAAAGCCTGCCACACCGGTGTCGGCCATCACGGCATCACGCTTGCTGCCGCCTGGGTTAAACGTTGCGCCAGACAGCGAGTTCACGCGTCCAATCGTTGGAATATCGAAATACAGTTTCTTTGCGACCTTAGCCATGTCTTTGCTCCTACTTGTTAAGCATTGTTTCAAGCGTTCTGTTAAACGCTCGGATTAAAAACGGTGAGCCCCTCCTTTGTAGAAAAGGCCCCGCTGAGTTAAATGATGAATTGTTGTTTGCCTGCACTCACACGCAATTGGTTCACCAGGTTCGGTGTATCTCGCCAGTTCAGACGGTTCGCATCGTCTGCATCGCGTTCCACAATGAGTTTTTCCGTGTAGGTATCAAAATCCTCAACCCAGCCCTTTTGCTCCATAGAGCGGTACAAAGACAACAGCTGACCACGAATAATCTGCGGCGTAACAATCGCCTGACCCGCGCCGTATTGCGTGCCATCGCTCGCCAATTTATGACGTGGATAGTGTTGCGAAATCATCAAACGCTGTTCGTAACGAATACGCTCCAAGGTTTCTGGCGTACAGATGTCCAAATAGCTGGCATCGCTAAGGCCGCTGGCATTGTTTTGATACATGGTAATTTGACGCTCAATGCGACAGGTGCCATCGCTGCCCACGGTGAAGGTGGAAATACCATCGAACAACAACAAGTTGCGCTCGCTTTGGCTCCAACGCTGATGGCGACTTGGTGCCAACATACCTTTCAACACCAAGGTTTGCAGTGGTCGTGCTGGATCAATCGCCAAGGCTTTCGCCGCCACCGCCGCATTAATCGCCGATACCAAATAAGTCGGCGTTGGGCTAGTGCCCATTGCCATGCAGCTTACGTGCGGGCTATTGCGTTTTGAGCCAAACGTACCGGTTTCCCCATGAGTGCCAGCAAAAGCAACAAAGGCACGGCAACCAATCTGACGCATAGGGCCAAAGCGATCGCCCAATTCCGTCTCAAGCGCCACTAGGTTGGCGGTATCCGTGAACGGACAGACCATCCAGTTGAACCACTCATCGCCCATGGCATCCAGGGCCACGGACACATCTGGGTTACCCGCACCGCCAGATAGATTTGCAAACGAAAGCGTCAAACCAGATGGCATGGCTTCGTCGTAGAAGCTGGCACGCAGATCCAATCCATTAAAGACTTCGCCTTTATGACGTGCCGTAACGGTCACTACCGCATCCGCTGCGCTTGCCGTAACAGGCAGATCCAATGCCGCGTTGATTTGTGCCGCAATGGACGAGGCAACGGTTGCCACCGAATCACCGACACTTACTCCCACACTTAAGCGTGTGCCACCCACATACAGGGCCACTGTGCCCGCACTAACCGGAGCGGTTGCGACGGTAATCGAGCCTGCGGCCGCTGTGCCGCTGGCGTTGTCGTCTAGGGCAATCGCCCACATTTCGGTATCGGTATTGGCATTCAAAAACGCCGCACATTGACCCGCCAACATCGAGCCTTGACCAAATAAGGCCGTCGCTTGAGTGGGATCGGTTACACGCACCGGAATGCCCGCCGCTTGTGTGCCTGTATTCAAACGCTGACCGGCAATGGCCACTTTGAACATAGTGGACGACGCGCCTGCCAGCTCGTTATTGAACTCAATGTACGTCCCTGGATTGCGTAGCGTCGCGGGAATATTGTCAAAAGAAATAGCCATAATTATTTGTCTCCTAAAGATTGAATGGCGATAAGGTCGCCGTCGCTAATACGACGACGGTAATAGCTCGTTAGCACCACATCGATACCGTCCTTCGGTATGATCTGGCCGTTCTCTTTGCGTACCTGACCCCCTTTGGCAGGGCGAACAGTCACGGCGGCTTTTGCTTGCATACTTGCTCCTTTGCTAAAATGTCTTTGGTAGGTCGAAATTCCTTCCGACAGTCGCTTGTTGGACGAAAGTCCCACCTACAAGACCTTGGTGTCAGCGGCAATTAAGACCTGCTTGCCATCGAGCGTTGTCTCATCGGCGTGGTAGCGTAAAAAATCGTCCAGATCGTCAAGCGCCACCTGATCCGGCCATGGCATCAGCAAACTAAACTCAAGCTCATGGCATTGATAACCGGTTTGATCCTCCGCCAAATGCGCCAGATTCTTCACCGACTTAAACATCAGCCCATCCGCTTGCTCCAGCTCCAAGCCATGCAAAGCCTGCAGCAAACGCACTATCAAGGCATACGCGGACGACTGCTCATCGCCTGCGGGATACTGGGTGATCAAATACAGCGTCCAGCGGCTTTTTAGCTTGTTCACATCGAACAACTTGCCCTTAGTGAAACTGGTGTACACCGCTGGCGCACTCAGCAACATGCTGTTCACCACATCCTTGCTCCAATGACCCGGGTGGCTCGCCACCTCTTTCACATGACTGCCCAAGGCCGTGGTAATCGCGGCTTTAAGCGCACTGTCTACTTGAGCAAACATCAAATAAAACCCTCATATTGAAAACTCATCTCACCCACTGGGTGAGCGCCGAAAAGCGTCTGCGTTTCGATAAGGCAAGATTAAAGGCAAGCCAACTTTCACGAACCAAGACAGAGTTCAGCGTTAGAAGAAAAAACAAAACAAGAGAAGAGAGGACAAAAGAAGAGTTCAGTAGAGAAAAGAGAGTTCAGTGAAGCAAACAAGAGTTCAGTAGGAAAAAAGCAATGGACAAGACAGACTTATCAAGGCGACATGAACAAACTGCCACACAAACCCCGTTAGTCCCCCGTTAGAAACGCATTTCGCGAAAAACACAGGGCAATATAGCGGGACAAGGATTTAAAGGCGTGAGAGTGGCGAGAGAAATGAGGTTAGAATAGGTTGGCGATTTAAAACTCATATCTTCTGGGACGATCTGATCTGCCTTCAAAAAAGCAGATGAAAATAGAAATGGAGGGAGCAAATAGGCTGATTAACGTTTGGTCATGAAGACCTGCTTTTTAACTTTATTACACGTTATAAAAAACAAAGGCCCCATAAAAGGAGCCTGATATCAGCGCCAGCCTAGCTTGTAGTTGCTATACGACTAAGCTGAGTCATTGAATTTCTAGGAATTTTGTCATGATAAGGTTTAATTCGGTCTGATACCTTAAAACTAAACGCTAATATGGCAACCAAACCGACTCGACCTGCTATATCCGAAGCAACGACTAAAACAGGTCTTTTACTTGTCACCATTTCTGGCGTTTTAAAACCAACAGAAACCAAACAATTATGTTTTAGGCAGAGATTAAAACTCCTTCTTATTCAATAAATAGTCATGTATTCGGTCTGTTGTCACCGTCAAGCGGGTTAAGGTGCTTTTTAGCCCTTCCATTTCGGCGGTGAGTTTGGCGATGTCTTCGTGGGTGGCGGCTTTGTTTTCGAGCTGGGTAATGCGTTTGTCCAAGGTTTGTTGACTCATGGTCATCTCACGAATGGCGTTGCTGTTTTTAGCACGACCTTTGTCAATAAACATCCAGCCCGATAACATTAGCATAATCCCCCACTGCCCTACATCAAACCAAAATTTCCATTGCCCCCAATCGGTTGTCATTGGCGTTTCTCCTCATCTTGCTGGCAATCGATACAGCGTGTGGTATGCGGCAGCGCCGCCCGCCGTGGGGCGGGAATCACTTCATCACAGTCCACACAATGGGTCGTGAAGGTCGCCTCCCCTTGCTGTCTGTGTTGTTGAATCGAGGCGGCACGAAAGGCTTCTTCTAAATCCGCTGCCCAATCTAATAAATCCATAATTTTGTCCTATCTCATCCTTACTTAAGCAGGCTTGTTACCGGCTTAGAGCCCGTCGCCGCTTGTGTGAGCGGTGTTTGCGTACCGCGCTTTTCAATGGTTCGGCCAATCGACCAAGTCGCACAAATACCGCCCCAGGCTAGCCAAAAATCCCCAGGCAAATCCGCCAATGGCGAGGCATCCACCGTGACACCCGTAGCCGTCGCTATGCGGGCAAGCAAAGGAAAAACCACATAATTGATCGCAATAAAAATCAGCCCAGCGTAAACCACCGTGGGGCGGGCCCGTTTGGTGTAGCTGTCCCCTTGGTTTAACTCCGCCACTAAGACGCGCTCTTTGGCTTCTAAGTTTTTGCGCAAACTCTGCTCGATCTCACTGTCTCGCTGCTGGATCAGGGTTTGCATTTGCAACTTGAAGGCGTTTTTATCGTCCGGCGATTCAATAAAGCGATCCGCCACCTCGCCAATGGATGACACCAAGGACCCCGCTCCCGACGTAAACAAATCGCTAAACCAGCCCATGGAAATCTCCTTCTAGAATGTGTTTATCCAATGGCCGAAATTTGCGACTGATCCAAGCAGGCACATCAAAACCTGGGCAGGTTTTCGGACTAAATTGGTGATGGCCGTACACCGCCAGCGAGGTGGCTAACTTGTCATCCAAACTTTGAATAAGTTTGAGCAACTGCCGCCATTGCACCAAGGCAAATTTATCCATACCAATCAAGCAAATACCGATGCTTTTAGGGTTTTTCCCATAGGTGTGTGCCCCCACCTCTTCCAGCGGCCGACCGCGTTGAATCGTGCCGTCTAACTCAATCACATAGTGATAGCCAATGTGCTTTAACGGGCTATAACCCGGACAAATACTCATGTCTCGTTCGAAATGGCGCGCTTCATGCCATTGATCAATCTGTTCAGCCGTAAACACATGGCCATTAGGGGTTTCTGCATGATGAATAATCACACTATCGATCACACTTAACTGTCGACGGGCTCCCATCGTTTTCTCCTCTTCAAAATACCAACACACACGACCAACTGCCGCGAGCTTTGCCTCACGTTACAAGACAAAAGAGAAGGAACCTGACTGGATGGATTCAGTAATAGAGGGGGGATTTGTGCTGCTTGTTTCGTTGGATTAGCTTAATGGCTTTATATGGATGAGTTCTGTTCCGCTCTGCTGTATCAGACTTTCAGCGCCTTATTGTCGTGCAACGTCGTTGCATCGAAATCACCTTGTTGGAGCGAAGAGGTAATTGAGTTCATATCATTGAAATTCACCTTTTTTAAGGGGAAATAACAAAAGCGCAGGCACAAAAAAGGCCCGATTAGGGCCATAAAAAAGACAATGAATTAGGCAAAGCCTTGGAATAAATCTGGTGTGGGGTCATCCGGCGGGGTGGTTTTCAGAATTTTCCAAATACGACGATCCGTGAGTTTATGCTCCATGGCTAACTGATTCACCGCACTGGTGGCGGTTTCTTTGGCACGAATGCGCGCTTCAAATTCACTGATAATCACATTATCGCGAGCACGACGCAGAGCCGCTGAACAACGGGGTACGTATAAGGGCGCGCCACCGTAATATTGAGCGAGTTTTTGTGTTACCTCATCGCCCATTTTCTCGGCTAAGAGCGCTAACGTCGCGCGACCAATGGCGTTTACGCCAGATGGCATCGGCAACGTCGTCCCGCCAAAGGTATTAATAAGACGCGCCGTATCGGCCCATCCAATTACATGAATAAGCTGCTGCGCTGAGTCGGGCAATAAAGATTGCCAAGGTTCTAAAGTCATCATGCTAAGAAAACTAGCATGGTGATGCGTTAGTAAAAAATTCTAACGGTCAATGATTTTTAGCGGATCACTAGCAATAAAAAACCACCTCGATGGGTGGTTTTGTTTACAGCCAGTCACTCGTTGCATAACCCGATTAACTGATTCTAGAACTCTTCTTTGTAGTTGTAGTCAGGAATCAATGTGAACTGAATGCCCGTCAGGTTATGGTCGTTAAACGCCTTAACAAACTCATGATTACAATAAATAAAAGCGCCACCCAACTTACTTTTAAAGAGGACTTTCTTATCCACATCCTCTTTTTTAAACATAATGTTTTTGTAGCCTGTTGGTACATTGTTAAAATATTCCCTTTCACTAAACACAAGGTCTTCTTCGCCAAATACCAAAGGGTTAAAGAGATAGTGTTGATCACCTTCTACTTCTATTTTTAGAAACTCCCCATATGAAGACAGCTGCCCTTGCATGGCATCAAACGCTCTGCCATTAAAAAAGATCAAGTTTCCGAGGATATTGATATCGACACTGTGCTTTTTATAACGACCAGAATATTTAAACGCCATCTGCTCAGGCCAATACTCCGAAAGTGTGTCGTTCTTTTGTCTCAGCTCAACGAGATACACGATGGGATCTATGTCATCAGGCATCTTTGATGCCAGCACTTCTGCCAACTTAAGCGAGTCCATATCAATGGCATCAGAAGTATTCTCAGTATTATGAACAGCGTAAATCATGATATTGCCACGGGACTCCTTTCGCTTATTGTACTTTGTCTATCAAAACTCACTTCTATCGATATAATCCTCTATTGGCGTGAAAGTCAGCCCCTTAAGCTGATAGGCTTTAAACGCCTCGACAAAAGCCTCATTGCAGTACAAACGCGATACAGCCAGTTTGCTTTTATAGAAAACCTTGTCGTCTACATCGTCCTTATTAAACGCGATACATTCATAATCAGTATGAACGTTATTAAAATAACCTTTTATACTAAGCGTAGGATCTTCTTTACCAAATACCTGAGGATTAAAAAGGTACTTTCTGTCCCCTTCCACATCGATTTTTAAGAACTCACCATATTCTGACAGCAGTGGCTGTAAGGCATCATGGGCTTTATCACTAAACACGATTAAGCCTTCCAAAATACTCACATCATTGTTCTGCTTCTTCGCTTTGGGGTTATACTCAAATTCCATGGGATCAGGCCAATACTCTAACAATGAGTCATTGTTATGATGCATATGCATCAAATATTTTAGCGGTTTGATGTCTTCACTCATGTTCGGCTTGATTTTTTTGGCAACTTCCAAGAAGTCATATTCAATAACATTATATGAATTTGTGATATTACGAACTGCGTACATCATGATAAACCAACCATCCTAGTATGAAGTCACACTGCTACCAGACAATCTCAGAACTCTTCTTTGTAGTTGTAATCAGGAATCAATGTGAACTGAATGCCCGTCAGGTTATGGTCGTTAAACGCCTTAACAAACTCATGATTACAATAAATAAAAGCGCCACCCAGCTTACTTTTAAAGAGGGCTTTCTTATCCACATCCTCTTTTTTAAACATAATGTTTTTGTAGCCTGTTGGCATGTTGTTGAAATAACGCTGCTCACTCAGAGTCAAGTCTTCCTCACCAAAAACAAGGGGGTTAAAGAGGTAGCTTACATCACCTTCTACTTCTATTTTTAGAAACTCCCCATATGAAGACAGCAGCCCTTGCATGGCATCAAACGCTCTACCATTAAAAAATATCAGACTTCCAAGAATGTTGACATCAACACTCTTTTTCTTATAACGATTCGAGTATTTAAACGACATCGTCTCAGGCCAGAATTCAGTTAAGGTATCGTTAGTCAGATGCATATTTAACAAATACATAAGAGGATCAACATCATCAGACATCTTTGGCGCTAGCACCTCCGCCAATTTAAGCGTGTCCATATTAATGGCATCTGACGTATTCTCAGTATTATGAACAGCGTAAATCATGATATTGCCACGGGACTCCTTTCGCTTATTGTACTTTGTCTATCAAAACTCACTTCTATCGATATAATCCTCTATTGGCGTGAAAGTCAGCCCCTTAAGCTGATGGCCTTTAAACGCCTCGACAAAAGCCTCATTGCAGTACAAACGCGTTACAGCCAGTTTGCTTTTATAGAAAACCTTGCCGTCTACATCGTCCTTGTTAAACGTGATACATTCATAACCAGTATGAACATTTTCAAAATAACGCTTTTTGCTCAAGGTAACGTCTTCTTCACCGAAGATCAGCGGGTTAAAAAGGTATTTTTTGTCCCCTTCCACATCAATTTTTAAGAACTCACCATACTCTGACAGCAATGGCTTCAAGGCATCATGGGCTTTATCACTAAACACAATTAAACCTTCTAAAATACTCACATCATTGTTCTGCTTTTTACCCTTAGGGGTGTACTTAAACTCCATAGGATCAGGCCAATATTCAGACAAGGTGTGATTATCCTCATGCATATGCAATAAATACATAACAGGATGAATATCGCTTCCCATTTTCCCCTTCAGTTTTTCTGCAACTTCTAAAAAATCATACTCAATAACATCATATGAGTTTGTGATATTACGGACTGCGTACATCATGATAAACCATTCCAAGATTCGTCTTTTTTCATCATTACTTTCTCAGGCATCATGCCATTCTTGATTCTGAATTTCACTTCTCGCAAGAGGCTAATGAATCTTACTCTATTTAATCTTCCGCTAAGCGTTGCAGATATCCAGGTTTCATAGTTATATCGATGTATTCGACGATGTGACGTCGCCTCAGAGGTCGCCCAATCGAACTCTTTCTTCCCCTTTTCAACACCATACAACCATACGCCATTCATTGGATCATTAATTCCCAAACCATGCTCATGTAACACAAGTCTTGCTCTTGCTATGGCAGGTTTTCGAAAGCGCCCTTTACCTGGGATAATATGATGGGCCTCATGCTTTATGGAGGGTTTAGGCTCTCCTGAGGCCGTTAAAAAGCTAGCTAATTTTTTTGTTGGATGATGCTCTTCCTCCAACAATCCTAACCCTTTAGTTTCTTTGCCGATGGCTTCACTATTTTCCCGATATTTCTCCAAAGCTTCCTGTATCACCGTAATATACTCCAACCTATTCCGCTCTTGCTCTAGGTGTTTATAGTCTTGGTTAAGTCGTTTGGTTACGTCCGCTTCTTTGGCGTCGCCAAGTCGCGCTTTTTTGTCATAAAAGGCTTTGGCTTTGAGTTCGTAGTTGTAGATCGCCATTTCGAGAGGGGTTGGATCAGACGGGCGTTCTGGTTGTGGGTAGTGCTTTAGGGGCTGCATAATAATATCCTTATCACTATATTGATGCCGGACATTTTTTAGACAATCGGTGTTGTGGTCAACCCCTCTTACACTCTTATTACATCGCTTGTGGTTTACAAATAGAAAAACCACCTCGTTGGGTGGTTTTGTCGTTTCTCTTTTTGTGACAAGTATCGTGGCTGGCTAGTTTATAAGGCCGCGAGGTCCAGCGGTACGGGGCGATACTGATCCGTGTTGTCGATGCGTTCGTAGATGCGCACGTAGACGGCGGTGCCAATGGATTTGAGTGCATCCCGTAAGGCCTCCATGGCGCGGTTCCATTCGTCGTCTTCGATGGTTAAACGCATCAAGTCGAGAATCTTGCCGGTTTTGATTTCGCCCTTGGTGTTGGTTCGAAAGGCTTGGCTAACCACAGCACGAATGTTGTCGTTAGCCCCTTCGCTCCAACGTGATAGACAAGAATCAATTAACCCTTTGGCGGCTTCGATCTCTTCGGTAAAAGCCAAGACTTCGCGAAACGCTCGCTGAATTTTATAACGACCATCGTAGGTGGTTAAACTGACGTTACCTTTTTTACCGCCCAGTTTGGCACCGTAACGCTCACCAGCGATTTGGATCAAGTCGTCGATGTCTTGCAAGGCCAGTTGTTTAAATGCCTGCAAGGCGTTATGCAATTCAAGGGCTTTGGGCACCAAACTTTGCACCACTTGATCGCGCAATAAATCTTGCTCGCGAATGGCGCTTTCTGGTACCAAGTGGCCGCTGGCATTCTGGCGGTAGCCCATTGGAATGATGGACGATTGGCTCTCTTGCTGTGTGTGATTCATACTATTGCTCATCTTGTTGACTCCGGCGATTGGGGTTGTTTGGGCAGTTGGCGCAAGCGCGAAACTGGGCAATGGTTTGATTATTGGTGTTCATAAAAGGACGAATCCGTGTGCGATGGCATTTCGCTGAGGTGATGTCCCCCAAGGTTGGGCAATTCACTCGCCCCAGGGCATCCACTACTTTCTGCTCGATTTTATTGGTGGTTTTGCTCGGGTAACGGTTCGACAATAAGGTCGATACCGCCGAACGGCTCACGCCAATTTGACGGGCTACGGTGGCGCGGCTGCTCAAAGCCACCGCATCGGCCAGTAAGCGGATAAAATGGGGAGGCTCTTCTCCCCAGGCGGATACATCCACTAAGGCTTGGGTATTCGATCTGTGCTGTGTCATAACAACCTCCTTTTTGGCGCATGGCCGGTATACAGTGGGCGATTGGCCCAGTTCGCTTGGTCGGCAATGGTCCAACCACAAGACAATGCCACTTCGTGGATGCGCTCAAGGTTGACCACAATGCGCCGAATGCTGCCTGCGGCGTGGGCGATGAGCATGTCTAATAAGTCGTCGGCCACCTCGATGCTCGGTGCATAATGGCTCGCCAGCTGGCGCGCATCGTCTAAATCCACCAAACGGGCGGGCACCCAATCGAGGACTCGACCGTGAAAACGTTCGTACTTTTTCAACTTGTCTGGCAGGCGCTCTTCGCCGATTAATAGGATTACCGCTTGGCTGGATTCGTATAAATCTCGTACCAGCTCCACGGCGTTTTTGTCGATCAGGTGATCCATCTCATCGATGATCAAAGGCCGATTCGACAACGCCAGTTCTTGGGCGGCGATCTCCAGCATTTCTGGCAAGGTTTTCACCGTGCTGATGCCCATTTCCCGCAAGATGGCTTGTAGGAAAAACTTCTTGGTCCAGACACTTTTCGCCTGCACGTAGTAAGCGCGACGACGATTCGCCACAAAGCTTGCCGCGACGGATTTGCCGGTGCCGCTGGGGCCATAAAGACACACCATGCCGGGCAGTGATTGCGTGCGCGCTTGAGCGCGTTCGATGGCCATGTCGCACAGGGCGAGGTTGGCGGTTTGCGCAATTCCTATCATGATGACAGCTCCTGTTTTTTGTTGATGTCGTCTCGTTCATGGGACGACTCATCTAATGAACGAAAATACTGATACTCTTTGGTTAATGGGTAGGTACCGAGCCAGCGTTGATGCTGCTGCGCCTGCTCTGGGTCACGCTGACACGCTTGGTACAAGGCATAGCGACCCGCAGGCGACAAGGGCTCATAAGGGTTGGCTGGTTGGCGCGCGTTGTCTGCTTGCTGAGCAACGGGGTCGGCAAGCGGCTCAGCCTGCTGTGTAGTGATTCGTTGCGCACTGGTGAGAGAAAACGCCCCTTGCCAGGCATCCAAACGGTTCTGCTCTTCTAGATAAAACGCGGAAGGCGATGCCTCTAAGATGCCGTTGCCCGTGCGCTCTGCTTCAATTTCGTCGACCTTTTTCATCGCCCGATTCAAACGACCTTGAGCACGTTTTTCTCGCGCTTGGTTAAGCATGGAATCAGGGAAATATTTGCTCTCGTTGGCGTTCCAATCGGCTTGAGCAATCAATTCACCGGTTTCCATGTCGAACACCCACACACGATTTGCGTCATGAATGTCATAGGCCACATGCACATTAAGGCCGTGAAACTCTTCAAGTTCAGGAGAAAAATAGCGATTGTTGAACAAACGTACTTCGCCACGCACCACGGTACGTTCTTCACGGGGACGGAACACATGGGCGATCTCGTCGTTGCTAAGCTCCAACGGCTCCCAGCCAGTAGCAGCCTTGTCCATCCAGACTTCCAATGGGGTTTGGTGGCGCTTAGTGCCTTGGTCGTCTATCTTCGGCAAACTGCTATGGGGGCGCTTGTTGTACCAGTCCACCCGCTCGTCGACCCATTTCATAAAGGCCTCCCAACTCATGGTGCTGATCGGGCCGTTCCCCTGTGCGCCTTTGCGTGAGGCGGTAAAATTGGCCAGTCTTGCTTGGCGATCCATGTCTTGGCCAACATAATTTGGCAGAGTCTTCGCGCCAGCCACCCATAAAGTTTGATGCACACGCTCGATGACCCCTCGCGCTTTCGAGTTGTACGGCAAGGAGTGAGTCATTTCAGACCCCAAGCGTGCAAGAATGCCTTTTGCTTCGTCCTTTAACATGTGGTTCACATAGCCCGAGCCGTTGTCCACATAAATAAGCGCTGGCACGCCGCACTTGCAGGCATCCATCAAGGCATCCAACACGGCAATGCCGGATTCTGACAAGGTCACAGACACACCCACTACTCGGCGAGTGGCAATGTCGATAAAGGTCGTGATCTCTGGACGAAACGGACGACCGTGGAGCGGATGGGACACTTCCCCATCAAAAGTATGCCCATCGGCGCTGTAAATATCGCAGGGCAAAAGATGGTCGAAACGACGTCGAGCAAAGGGACGAATGTTCACCAAATCGTGGCTACCCATACGGCCTTTTTCCCGTTCGACTTTGCCCAACTTATTCAAGGCACGACGCACCGCGTAAATGCTTGGACACGGTTCTTCGCCCTGCCAGTTGTCACGAAATAGCTCGTAGGCACCGTTCACACTGGGCTTTTCTGGCACGTTATAGAATGTTCGAAACGCGGCAAACCAACTGGGCAAAGGGGCTTTTTCACGCTTTTTAGGGATCAAATCGCCCTGCTTTTTCACTTCGGCAAACCAACGCATAATGCTGCGTTTACTCGGATAAGAGCGCCCTGCTGTTTGTGAATCGCACGAATGAACGTAACGAGTATGCCCTCGGGCATCCACCGATTCGGCTAAGGCTTTTTCCAACACCGGATTGCTTTGCCCTAAGGTGCCCAACTGCGCTTGTGTCAAAATCGTCGCGATGGCGCTTTCTTGGCTAATGCCTTCATCGACCATGCCTTGGATAGCACGCAACACCATAGCGCGACTATTGGCCGTATCTCGCTGACGGATACTGGTGTTGTTCTTACTGCTTGGTGCGATTAACGCCCTATTGTTTTGCCCTGCGGTGGGTCGCAGGGTCATTTTTTTCAATACCGCTAGGCGATGCTGCTCTTGCAACGCCTCACGAGCGGCTTTTGATAAATTCGAAATGTGGAATTCATAGCGCAAACCGCCACTGGAAGCGGTGGTTTGGCATTCCCAATTATTCAGTTTTGCGTAACGCAGCACGCCACTTTTGCTTTCAGGTAGCCCTGGCAAACGCTGCTCGCTGATATCTTTTGCGGTTAACCATTGTTTCATGTGTGTCTCCGACCCTAAATTTTGGGCGCAACTTTCCTAGAACGATGCCTTGGAATCGCCTATCTATTTGATTTTTATGGGGTTGGCTTGTTACAAGACGCTATAGAGCGTATGTCTTAACGGATTCAATATGGTGCTTGCTGTGCATAACGGCATCCTTTGCTATAGTTAATCGTCCTAGTGACGATTTATTGACGCGGTTTTCGTTGCTTTGTTATTTATCTATTGGTTTACTAAAGTTAATTGGTTTTTACTTCTTTAAGTGCGTTAAACTGATGGATGTTTTAAAATCAATATCCGACTTTTGGTATCGGGATGGCCATATCTCACTGGGATGTGATTCCAAAAAGGCAGCGATAATACGCTCCACTTTTGGATAGGACATGTTAAAGACATTGTAGAGCGCCGCTGGGCTTTCATAGCCATGCTGGCGACCTAACTCGGCGAGTGTGGTTCCTTTTTTGCGAATCGCCGCCATAATGTCTTGGCGATGCCAGTCAGAGAGTGTTGTTGAGTGAGTACATTGCTTGCTCATTTTTTTGGCTTCCTTCTATGCAGTTTTATAGAACAACCCTATTGAGTTGCTCTGTTCATGATTTGCCTTTAATAAGATAGCACAATCATACGACCAATCAACACATTTGTGCGGTCACACGAGACAATAATTCGCCTTTTTGTGCGTTTATGAAAATAAGTTTATATAAATCAGAGACTTAAGAGCGATCTAAATGAAAGAAAAAATACCAAATAATGGGTCACACTTGGACGAATTAGGGTATGACTCGTTTCAGGATCGTATAAACATGCTGTCAGAGAAAGTGGGCGGCACCAGCGCGCTCGCACGTTTGTCAGGCGTGTCTGAATCTGTGGTTCGTAAATGGAAGCAAGGCGACTCAGAGCCCACCCTAACGCGTTTGCTGGCCCTCGCCGAAGCCGGCGGAGTGTCTGTCAACTGGCTCGTTACAGGAAAGACGGACAATGCTCCACAGACAGAAGCGCAACCGAAAGACGACATCACCAAAGAATTCGCCATGATCCCAGGCTACAAAATCCAAGTATCCGCAGGACCTGGCACCGCGCCCATGGAAGAAGAACCCACACGTTTTCTCGCTTTTCGCCACAAATGGCTGAAATATCGTGGCCTCAACGAGAAAGATCTCGTCCTTGTCTTCACCCGTGGTGACAGCATGGAGCCGACCATCAGTGATAACAACACCTTGATGATCGACACCAGCCAGCGCGACATGATCGACGGCAGCATCTACGTAATACGCACCGACAACCACCTCGTCGTCAAACGTGTGCAAAAACTCATCAATAAAGGCTTACTCTTGCTTAGCGACAATAAAGACTACAAAGAGCAAATGATCGAACCCAACGAAGCCAACGACCTAGAAGTCATCGGCCGCGTTGTCTGGATCGGTAAAGACGTCTAACGCCAGTGACAAAAGACACGCCATAAACATAAAAAAAGCGCATCACCTAAGTGACGCGCTTTTTTCTATTCAACTGACCTAAAAATATGCCAACGCCTAGTAAAACAGGCTTTAAACACAACTCAGCCAAATCCCCCCCTCAACCCTATTTCTCGACAATGACAAATAAAGCAGGAAGTGACACAGAGAAAAGAAAGATATGATATTTAAAATAAGTACGTATTAGATTTAGTTAGTACATAGTTTTCTTATCTTATGGTAATTGAGTCACTCCATAATCCGGTTGGATATGACGTAGAGTATGAACTTGCTTTAAACTGACCGGACTCCAGCCCCTGCCCACTAAAATCAAACGAATGCAACCACCCGGTTACTATCTCACCTGAGGAACATCTATGTAAGTCATAACCGCAGCGATACTCGGAGGAGGCTCTCTTAGACACTCCATTCATTGTTGCATCATATACATTTCCATACCCACGCTGCCAAACATAAACGACTAACTTAGCACCGCCATGATCCTGTATTGTCGAAGTCTGGTTAGGTGAGACTCCCTCAAAAGGGTATTTAGAAGATTCAATGCCTGCAATTTCGAAATAACTAATACCCTCAGCTGCTGCTTTAGGCGTTGCATTACCAAGTGGAGCTAATTCAGGTCGCACAGCAGATAATGCAGAAGGGTCAATTGACAAAAGATTAGACGGAAGGCTTATCGTTTGGCTTGGAGCCTTTTTCACAATACCACCCTCCACATCGGCCGCTATTGCACTCATTGAACATGCACCGCTCATCATCATACTAACCAACAAGGTTTTCTTGATCTTCAT